ATTGACAGCGTAGTCCTGTGCTATGTTAGACAGCATACGATCTCTGCTACCAACACGACCAAAGTGATCAAACACACAATGGAGGATCTCATGTCCAAAGAGGAACTCTAGTTTCTTAACGGAAAGTTTCTTAACGAACTCGGTATTGTAATAGAAGTTGCGACCATTAGTGGCCGCTGTCGGACACCACTCGTCTGCTTCGATGAGTTTCATGCGTGTTGCCATATTCCCAAAGAACGGTGCTTTGAGTAATAGCCCTACCCTTGCGGTAGTCAATTTATCGATTAGTGGATCCAACATTCGCTCTCCTTAGTATGTGTATATTATAGCATCATTTTACACATCTGTCAACCAAAAAAGGGTGGACGGACGAGCCCTGAGAAGCCCTCCGTCCCTGCTACAGGGAGGTCTTAATTCTCCATAGCACTTAAAACATACTTACCAAAACGCTTGTGGAACTCGTCAAAGCTCTTCATTTTAGTTGCGTCCAGGGGTAAGTCGTAGTTTGTAAGGGCTGTCTTTGCACCCATAACCACAAGCTCAGTTGGGAAGTTATCCATCATGTAGCGGAAGAATGCGTCTGCCATATCGTCCCATTTAGCAGTCTTCTTCTCTGCACGGTCTTTAAGTTCATAGCAGAGACTCACTGTTAATGAATACATAGCACTGACTTCTTTGATGTCCAAGGTCTTAACCTTACCATCTAAGATGTCTCCTGCTTTAGGCATACGACCTGCTACCTTACGGTGGGCCATGAACTTAACGCTCAAGCCATCACCAATAGCACCAGCAACCAAGTTGTGAAGCGTATCACTATCGATATCATCATCACTCAATAAGTCGCTGACGAATACCCATGAGCGTGGAGTTGCAAATGCCTTTGATGAACTCTTCGGATCAAAGTCGTATAAGTCCTGCTTGGCGAAACCTACATAACCCACAACCTCTGGATGCACCTTGTTAAGGGTAGCCCAGTCCTGGAAGTCATCAAAGTCTACCTTCATCTCCAAGTGGACGAAACGATTCGCCAATGGGCTAGGCATACGATAGGTAACACCACGATCGCCCTCACGGTTACCCGCGGCAACAAGATCTACACCTTTGGGTAAGGTATAGGTGCCAACCCTACGGTTCAGAATCAACTGGTAGGCAGCCGCTTGCACGGCTGGGGGTGCAGAGTTCAATTCATCTAGGAAGATGATCGCGGTGCTGTCTGGGTCTGTGGGTAGTTCGCTTGGAGGAGCCCAAACCATCTTGCCCATGTCACTGTTGTAATAAGGAATACCTTTGATGTCAGTGGGTTCCCATAGTGCTAGACGGACATCAATAACCTCACGGTTAGCGTCTTCACCAATCTGTTTGACGATATCGGATTTACCAATACCTGGGGGACCCCATAAGAATACAGGACGGCGAACATTGATCGCCTTGCGAATAGATTTCTTTGCGGATTTTGGACCTACTTGCCGAACGCTGATATCTGTCGATTTACTCATTTAAGACCTCCTAGTTAATTTGCTTTCTCAGTATTAGTATTATAGCACCAATTGACCCAAAAGTCAAGTAGTTTTTACGAAATTTAATTGTGTTGTATTATTGCCACGCTGGGCTTTGACCCTGCCCTTGATACCCACAATGCCCTTAAGGTCTTTGCCGAACCAAAAGTCCACGTAGGAATCACCCAAACGAGCGGTGATACGATACTTGTTATAGTCCTTACTGTAGAAGCTCTTGATCACTTCAACATCTCCCTGGACCTTATCCCCTACAGCAGCATCGAGCTGGGTGGAGCTACGAATTTCGCTGTCTAGCTCCTTACGGCTTTGATCACGTAACATTGCCGCTGGGAGACAACTGACAACAGCAAAGTCCAACATATCGCGGCCCGTGAACTCGTCCTTTTGGGCGATCTTCAATGCTTGACGCTCGAAGTCGTTGATCTTCCCAGACAGCTCTTTCAGCAACAGCCCGTTGAAGTAGTGACGGACCGCACGACCCTGCTCAATGTCAGCATCCGTGATCATAGCAAAAGCGCCTTCACGGAGCCACTGTTTGACCATCACTTTGTTGGGTTGTTTCTCGACGACATCTAGGTTACGTGAGTATACGGGTTCCTTGAGATAGCCACCGTTGATACGATCAGCGATAACTGCTAGGGCCCATACTTGATCTGCTGTGAATTGCATACTCGCTCCTAAGTTCTTACTATACAGCTAGTATACTATCATTTATCCAATCTGTCAACCGGGTTGGAGGAGTGCCAGGGGGCTGTGGCTTTTTAGCCACAGTCAGGGGACCCCGAGAGACGTGCTCACACATGCTTAAGGGACAGAAGTTGAGGTCAAAAAGAAAGGGCCTTATCAGCCCTTTCCCAAACATCATCCCCGGGAGCGAATCGGATCAGTTGTTTGAACCGTTCACCTTAGATAGTGTCTAAAGTATAACCTTTTGCCTTAGCTTTGTAACCAAGAGCAACGATCTCACGTGATGGTTTGCCCATTACGTACTCTGTTACCTGAACACCGTTACCAGCTTTACGTGTGTTGCTGTAAACTGCGTAACCAGATTGACGAATACGTGAAGCTTCAGCTGCCAAGTTGCCTACACCAAAACGCTTTTCAGCTTGTGATTGAGTAAGCTTCGCACCGTTGTACAATGCATTGAAAACCTTAAATGTCTTCGTGTTTTTAGAAATAAATTTCATTTGCCTTTTCCTTTTTAAAAGTTTGCTGAAATTCTTCAGCGTGTTATTATTATATGACAATTGCCTATAATAGTCAATGACATATCTTACCATTCTACTGCTTTTTGGTAACCTTCACATCTGAACGAATGAACACTCCGATGATCAGTACCGCCAACCAGGTCCAAAACGTGTAAGGTATAGCATACACCGCTCCAAACAAGGTATTCCATGCCCAAATTACTACCCAGGGCCCTAGAATTACTGCCGCGATCAACAACAGCGCGATCGCTAAGATTCCTAGATTCTTAAACATTTACTTCCTCCATGTCAGCTTCCTGTTCAGCTATTAGTCTGCTGAGTTCTAGATCTGCCAACTCCTTTTCAATCAACTTCTCCATCTTTTTAGCACCAGTGGCACTGCTGCCTTTTTTATACATCCTGTGGTAATGATCAGCACAGTAGCTCTTGCCCGCGATGCTCTTTTGTCCGCAGAACGTATATGGTGCGTGTGTCTGCTCGGGTCCAATCCATTCACAGGTTCTACTGGGTCCTAGTTCTAACATACTAGTGTCTCCTCATTACTGTAACTTCTGACATCTGTTTCCATGTCATAGGAAAGCTCTTGCGCAGGTCTGCTACCTTTAGTACTGTACGCAAGCTCAACTCACGCATCTTAGCACGATTCTCAACGATGTAGTCTACGATTTCTGTTTCTTCACCGTTCTCAAAGTCGTAGGTTTCTAACATGCCGTCTTCAGTGATCTGCTTAATGCGTAGTACCTTCTCACGATCTGTATCCATCTGCAAATCAATATAGTGACAGCGTGACTCTAATGCTGCCAAGTGATCCTGCAACTTCTTAGATCTGACATTCTCAAACTTGATGTTCGTGATAAAGATGGCACCCGCTTTAAACTCAAATCGATCTGGCACACCCTCTTGACGCAACATACGGCTATCAGTGTTCCAAGCAATTGTACGCTTCTTAGAAGAATCCAGTGCTGCCTTTAGAATGTTCAGGCTCAGGTCATCTAACAGCACAGAGTCACAGTCATCAAACACCACAACATTACCACGCTCTGAGAACTCGTAGAGCTTAGAATATAAACCCAAGGCACTCATAGCACCCTTGACGATCTCATACTTGGGCTTCTTGTTGCCTAGGGTATTAAACAGATCCTGTCTGCTGAGCACTTCTTCAACACCAAAGCTCTTGCCCACACCCGGAGGGCCTGTGACAATCATAGCACGGACAGTACCAGCCTTCACTGCTTGGGTCATGTCTTGCAGGACCTGGAAGCGTGAGCGTAGACGTTCTACGATCTGTTCATCCGACTCATGTGCTACTGAAGCATCAGACACCTGTATCTGCTCTAGGCTCTTTACGCCTGGGCGATCTACTCTAGCGGCTGGGGCACCCTCTGCTATCATAAGATAACTAGTGGTACCTTCACATTTGATTCGGATTGCGCGATCTGGAATGCCCGCATTGCTAGGCTGTACTGAGCCCCCTGCAACTGTGACGTAGCCACCCTGGGCACCCGTCTTGAACCCTTCTACGAGTTCGAAGCGGAACCCTGCCATGGACACTTCTTGTCCGCGGATTTTGTAGGTACCATCTACGATTTCAATAATTGCTGGCATAAGTTTTCGCTCCTTAGTTAATTGTTTAAGTTCGTATTATACAGTCAAACAGTCTGTTTGTCAACCACTATTTTATCCAGTGCTGGTTTCAAAGGCTGCAAGTTCACTGAGTTCAGGCTAGTATAGTACCATACCCCGTCCCGCATTACGTACAAGTACTCGCACCAGCTACCCTTGTAGTAGTCCACCATTTCGTCCAAGCTACCAAAGGATTTCCACGTGGTCTCTTCACCGCGATCCCTGGTATAGAAAGTACAGCGTGTGTCAGCATAGGTTTCAGGGTCGTAACGTTCATCGAAGTCATGCTTGTCGCCGATCTCAGCCCCCAAGCTGCTGATATCACCCATGCTGACCAGCTTGTTTGTTTTGGTAGTGTCGTAGAAGTTTTGTAGGATGTAGCCGTTGTGTTCTAGGTACCCGTCCCAATGACAGTACACTGATTTAGCACGTTCTCCGTGCATGATTGCAATTGCGCTGCGTGTTGACATCTTGTTCGCTCCTAATCTCTTAGTAAGTGTGTATTATAGCATCAAACTAGTTCTTTGTCAACCAGTTTCGATAACCCTGCTATCAGTATGGGTACTCGCTTCTTGGCTTCTTCAACGGTTTCCCAGATCATATCTTCTGCTGTACCATCACGAAGCACCTCGGTGGCATCTTCATACAAGAAGCCCCCTACATAGCTCACAGCTAGCTCTACATCCTCGTGCATCACACGTACCCGCAACATGAACCAGTCCAAATCGCCCCGATCAATCTTGCGACACATTTCTTCGATATCATAGTAGGGCTGGTTAGTGTCTGGATCTATGCTGGTATCAAACGAGTCCTGAGGGTGCAGGTCGTCCCAGGTCTTGTCCACGATAACGTTGAACCCTTCACGGTCCAACTCTGCTAGTACAGTATAATCTCTCATCTGCGCTCCTTAGGTTGTTTTGGGTGCGAACATTTCACGGCCCGCTTTCATGAACATAGTATACGCTACTCTGTCCTCTTTGTCAAGATCGTCCCAACAGGCTTCCATGTCCTTGAGCCCTGCCAGTACGTCCCCGCCCGTGTGTATATCAGCATACTCTTTTACCAGGGTACAAGCATCACCAATTTCCATGTACAAGGGTGTTCCCATATTACGCTCCTCTCTTGTCTGTGTTTAAAACTGGGTTCATGCTACGGATTAATTCACGCTCACGAGCATGTGCGTCTGCTTTACCGCGAACCATCTCATGCATGCGTATGTCGATCTGGGTCTTGTCGTTGAGTGTGCGTAGGTACTGGCACAAGGCCCAGCTCTTGCTCTCTGTTCTAGCACGATACCAGTGCTTGGCAGCTCTGGCACGCAGACTCTTTAATACTGTGGTTTGTGTTTTGGCAGTAACGCCGATGTAGCTGCCTATGGGTGTGACGATCTCATATATGATATGATTACGATCTGTTCTGGGTTTTGGCATTAGTTTCGCTCCTAATCTCTAACTGTTAATAACAGTATAGCATCAAACAGCCAAAATGTCAACCCCTACTTTGATCTAGCGTGTGGCTTAGATGCCACACTGCCTTTTGATGACCCAAGATTTGGATTGGTTGCTGTGGCACTTCCGCTCGCCTGCTCACCCTCTCTCACTGGTGTCACTGAGCTGATCCAATTAGGATCCCACATAGCTGCGTACGGGTCTGGTTCCTGCTGCTGCTTGCGATCAAAACACTGTCGAACCTTCACAGGGTCGCGATCCCTACACAGTGCTGCACGTGGTCGCATCTGGGGTATATCTGATTCTGCTGCTGTAGCTGTTACATTCTCTGCTAGGTACATTGCTGCTGCTGTTGCGATCTCTATGATCATCCTGAGCTCCAGGTTATTGTTATTATAGTGTTTGGTGGGCCCCCCGTGAGTCGAACACGGCACCAATGGATTATGAGTCCACTGCTCTAACCAACATGAGCTAGGGGCCCTTTGTGCTGCTTAATCCAGTGTAGACCCCTCGTGATCATCTGATAGTTCAGGTGTCGTCGACTCATATACAGCTACCATCCTGTGTAGGGGTTCCATCTGCTGCTGTACAACATGTGGTGCTGCGAGTTCTAGCTGATGTAGATCATATGATCCTGGGAAGTGTCGCAAACACTGTGCTGCACGCTGTCGAATCTCTTTAGGTATACGTGGTGTAGCACGACTGCTACATAGGTCTATTAACAGTGTCTCTGTTATACGTATTGCACGGTATCTCTCATCTGGTAGTGTCATATAGTGTCCTAGTATCCTTGACCAAGCAGCGGGGCCTAGTTTAGTAACCTGCTTTGCGACGTTCATACAGGCCTTGACAGTGTATGCAGCGTGTGCAGCCCAGTACCAGCTGCTGACGGGCTAGGGGAATGTCTTCTCCACAGTCTTCGCACTCTGACAAGCTAGGCTGAGCTGCCTGTTTGGCCAACATGCGGCGCACATCAGCAATGGCGTTCATGTTGTTGTGTATGGATTGAAGCTGAGCCATTTCGGCTTCTTCTTCATTGTTGTATTCAAAGTCGTCTTTTTCAGTGTTCATGTGATATATTATACAGTCTAGTTAGAGTAAAGTCAAGAGATATTTACCATAACCCCAGCAGCGGGGCCACTGTATAGAACCGTAGAATCAGTCTAGAGGCTGTTACTCACGGTGGACACATGGTGGATTCACGGTAGAGAATGGTGGAACTTGAACCGTTTGAGCACGGTAGAGGCTAGAGATACTACAGTTTTTAGATTGTTTTCACTTTGGCTTATGAGGCATAACACAAATACACACAATTATACACTTTTTACTACTTTTTAACACTAATCTAGTCATTCTAGCCCCACACACATGTAGCAGCGGGGCCTATACACACTCTCGGGGCTCAGTAAATCACACTTTTTCATACTTTTCTGCACTTTTTATACAGTATCTACACGAACCCCAATAGCTATAAGCTTCTTAGCTCAGTACGTCACTCATTGTGCGTCAACTATGTGTTACGCTAATCCTCTGCAGCGGGGCCTGTTAGATCCACCAGCTCTATATGATCTTCTTCTATGGCCCATGTTGCTAGTACTAGATTACCTTCTGCATTTTGGCACTGTTCAAACTCTAGGTCAGCTTCTACTGTTCGCTGTATACGAGTTTTGTAGCCCAAGCGAGCATTACGCGAACGCTGGGCTATCCTTGCGCCAGCAAGGGTTTCATAGTATCTAAAGCAACGCTCATGCGTGTCTGAATGTCTAAGGTAGTATATGACTTTAATCATGCTATAGTGTATACCATGTATAAGAACACACACATTATGATTACTAATATAACATCTATTACTATATCTTTATTCATATTATAATCCTCTAGAGCTGCCGCAGGCTTAGACTACTATTGTTAAAAGGGTACTCGTATCCATACACACTGTACGTCACGTTGTGCTTGCTGTTGTTCTTGTGTACACAACTGTGCGCATCCAGTGACAACAGTAATAACACTAACAAGTATAATAGTTGATATCCATTTCAGCATACACATACTTATGGACAAATTACTCACTATAAGATATATAGTTTATAACCCAGAGGAGCGACTGTGTTAAACGATCTAATAACTCTGTACTGTGTACGCTACGATCCCAATTACTGCAAGAACGATCCAGAGCGTATATGGCGATTGATACAAGGTCATGACGGCAGAGTACATGCCTGTGCCATGGGACAGTTAGACTTCTATGTGCCAGAGCGATTAATCACACAAGTTTTACTAATGGATTCAGGATTACGTGTCTGTTACGACAAGAGTTTGATATAGTATTAACTGCGCAGATTATTGTCTGTAACCCCTTAAAATTTTGCGCTTCGCGCAGCTCTTCGAGCTGCTTCTGGAATTAAGCGTGGTCATTTTGGACAGCCGCGATTCTAGACAACACATGGGAATCACTGTATACTAAACTATGCGCTACATCATCTTTGTTATCATGTTGGTACAAGTCAGCTGTGTGACCTTTCTTGCAGGTAACATGGGTGCAGGCGCTACTGCTGTGACTGTAGCAGAAGCTGTGGACACTGCCAAAACTGCTGGTGATGCTGTGGCCTATGGCACCACTGGTAAAACTTTGACTGATCATGCTTTAGATAAGATTACAGGACGTGACTGTAAACTGTTTCGTGTGTTTGATCGCAATCGCAGAGTATGCAGAGAACGCATGCCCGAACTCAAGACCACTGCTCAGATACGACTATTCCAAAAGTCAAAAGGGCTGGCTCAGACAGGACGTATAGGCCCTTTGACCAGCATAGCCATATGGCGCATTCAACATGAGTTAGACTAGTTAAATACTAGTATGGCCATTCAAAATCTCAAAGAACTAGTTCAAGCTCTAAATAGCCCAACTGCGGCTCGTGCTTCCGTCACAGGAGCCAACAGTCTGCGTTTGAGTCCTTTATCACAGAATCTCACTAATATAGATCGCATAACCAGCACGGTACCAACTGCTGCACAGCCTTTGATCACTGTCATTGACTCTGCTAGTTCTGCAGTAAGAACTGTGGAAGATGGGCAAAGTGTGGTATTGATCACAGGTCCACAGGGGCTAACTGGACCTCCTGGAGCTCCAGGTACACTGGGTGCAGATGGTAGAAACGGTGTAGGTATATCTAGCATAGCTGTTTCAGCTGGGGGCAATCTATTAGTTGAATTAGACAACGGAACCACAGTGGACGCAGGCTTGGTTAATCTAGCACTAAGCGTGGGATCAGTCACACAGGGTTCAACTGTGGGTGCTACCATCACGGGCGCAGGACTTGCAACTGAACTTAACCTAGTGTTGCCCAACACCACTGCGCTAGGCCTAGGTAATGTCACCAACGAATCTAAAGCTACAATGTTTACTAACCCCACGTTCACTGGCACTGTGAGTGGAGTCACTGCTGCACATGTGGGGCTGGGTAGTGTCACTAACGAATCTAAACTTACAATGTTTGCCAGCCCAGAGTTTACTGGTGTGCCCACTGCACCCACTGCCGTTGCAGGTACTAATACCACACAGCTAGCTACCACACAGTATGTGAGAACAGAAGTGGCCAACCTCGTTAGTTCTGCGCCCGGAGCACTAGATACCCTAGACGAACTGGCTGCTGCTCTGGGTGATGATGCCAGCTTTGCTGCCACAGTTACTACCAGTATAGGACTCAAGGCACCCTTAGAAAGTCCTGCGTTTACTGGCACAGTCACAGGCATAACCAAAACTATGGTGGGGCTGGGCAATGTAGTAAACGAAACCAAGGCCACAGCATTTACCAACCCTGCATTCACAGGTACGCCTACAGCACCCACAGCCGCAACGACTACCAATACCACACAGATAGCCACCACTGCTTTTGTGCAACAAGAAATTACATCAGGCGCAGCAGCACCTTATGCTACATCATCTACAAAAGGTGTAGTAAGAATTAGCGTAGTAGGTACCACCCTTAATATCTTTACGACTGCTTAATTATGCCTATTATTGTAAATGGTACAACAACTACTCCCCAGGGGTAACTGTTGATGGTGTTGCCATGGAAGCGGTTAATGTTGATGGTGTTAGAGTTTGGACAAGATATCCATATCCTATAGGAACTACGGTATTCACTTATAGTTGGGGTGCTGGAGCTAATATCAATAATTTTATTACATCAACATATGCCACATATCCATTAGCTTTTGCAAGTGCACCATTCTATACTAAAGGAGGCGGGGCTCCTGATTCTGACTTGCGATTTACGTTAGCATCAGGGTTTCAAGTATCTTCTTCAAGTAACAGTGAAAGGGGAACTGACTCAGATGGTGCGGGTGCTGGAAATTCTGGTGGTACATGGCAACTTGGGGCTCT